TAATTAGTTCCTAAGTTTCCGAGTTATTTGATCGGAGTAGCTTTCTAAAATAAAAATCATATCTGCGGTTAAAGCTGGCAGCTCTCTAATCAGCGCGCGGTAAAGCATACGCGTAGGCTTTTGTGTTTTTAGTCTGCTGTTTGCCATAGCAATAAGAGCTTGACCCTGCGCGGTGTTGTAACCTCGCGTGCCAGCCTTATCCAAAATGTCATAGCCGTATTGCTTGTTCTTGCCAGTTGCTTCAATACCTATGATTGAGCGCGCGTATCGACTACTGGCGACATAAGCCTTTACAGTGGGTTGAGTAAATGCAGTTCGTCCGTTGTGAAAGACTTGCGCCGGCTTACCAGAGCTAGAGCCTGTTGCCCTAAGCAGTGATTCAGAGCCTTGTATAAAAGATCGGACAGTAGCTAGATAGGGATTAGCTTTTCTGCGCATATCCCGGCGTAGAGCGTTGAGAGTTCCCTTATCGACTTTGTTTAGCTCGTTAAGAGCTTCGGCTAAGCCTCTGTAAACACCGGGGTAGATCTCGATCATACGACTATTGTATCCAACCCTATTTTCGGCTTTCCTTAGAGCGCCAGATTAGGTAGCGTTCTAAGGTAAAAATCATTCGGTCAGACTCTTGCAATAACAAATGCGGAGCTATCCCGGTTTCGATAGCTAGAGCAGCGATCTTCCAGTGTGCCGAGCTATCGCCCAGCCCTCTTATTTTGGGTCGGTGTCGCTACCAGCGATGCTATCGACAGTTTCCAGCCAAGGTTCAAAGTCATGGGAAGTCTGCTTGTTGCGCTTTTCGCTGTGCCAAGCTAGAAAGTAAAGATGAGTTAGTCGTGGATCGCTGGCGAGAGTGCCAACGCTGACATCAAACTTGTTTTCAAATGCGACCATGTCGGCAGCGCCAGCAATAACTTCTTTGCTAACGCCACCGACATAATCAACTGTGAGTGCGATTCTCATTTGTAGGTTTCTCCTTGTAGGTTGTTGTGTTTATTAGAGCGCGGTTCCGATAGCGGTAGTGCTGGAAACATAAACAGGACCGGTGGTTGGGAAAGTCACCGAGAAGGTGCTTAGATCGCCCACTGCGCCACTGATAGGGGTAAAGGAAGTTACCAAAACCTGCGCGGTGTACTGCGGAGTGGCAGTGCCAGCAGCAGTTCCGTTCGCAGCGATAATGACGACAGTTCCAATAGTTCCGAGCAAGGTGTTGAAGGTGTTTGAAATCGCACCTACACCGAAGTCAGAGTGGAAGTCTAGGGATACAGATCCAGACTTTAGCCCACCGGTTAGCTCAGTCCAGCCAGCAGATCCGAAGTCGGTTACTTCTACCTCGGCGCTGTTTACGACTAGCTCGGCGCGAGCGATGGTGCTCGAAATGTCGCTGCCGTTTAGAGTCACCTTGGTACCGGTGGCTACAAATTTTGCCATTGTGTTCTCCTTATGCGTAAACCGCGACCAAGAAGTCTGCGGCTAAATAAAGTTGGTCATTTATTGTTACAGTCCCAATGTTTGGCATTGACTCTAGATAAGTATCTAGCACCACGCCACTCATTGTTCTGTTTGATTCTACACCAGCTTTGACCGATGAAAGTCCTGTTGGATCGGAGTAAAGATCAAGGTATCGTTGTGCTGCTCTTTCAGCTGCTCTGCCAACAATAACCTGCACAGCGAAGTTGTATTTTGCGCTACCGCCGAAGTCAAGGTTGTATTCGATGTTGTTTAGAACTACTACTGCGCTGGGTGGCTGTGGGTTATCTGGGATCTCCTCGTAAACGCGCAAGCCACTAATCGTTCTAAGGTTATTAGCTAATCCAGTTCGGATCTGGGACAGCGTTGCCATTAGGCAATTCTCATTCTGCGGAATGGTGCGATAATCGCTGCAACATCTGGGTCGATACGGCTAACGCGCACTACACCAATTTCACCGAACCCGGCAACTCCTAGTGGGGAGTCGTAGCGCTTAAATTGTCTTTGAGCGAGCAAAATAGTGGCTTGCTTGATCGCGGTAGGAACAGCCGACCAGCCGAATGTTCCTGTTACCTGAACTGTGGCTTCCCCGGCGTTTACGCTGTTGGTGTTAAAAAGTGGAAATAAATAATCACCGATTGCGCGGATCTGTGTCGCAGGAGTCACCAAACCGCCACTGACGCCATTAAGTGGCTCTAGCTGATAATCGGTGCTTTTCCAAGTGATGTCGAAGCCTGTGCCTAAGCTAGAGGTCTTGATAGTGGTAAGGCTTACTAGATCGTCAATCTCCGTAACAAAGCTGTCTGTTGGCTTATAGACGCGTGTTAGCCCGGCAGTGCTGTAAAACACACGCTCGCAATAGCCGTCGATCTGGCGCGAGGCTGCTTCGATCGCGGTTTCTAGCATCGCGTCGTCCACCGTATCAGCCGAAGGAATGCGCATAGCTGACTTTAGAACTGCAAGAGTCGTATATCCGTTAGTGATTGCCATATGCCTAGCTTACTCCTTGTCAATTACGACCATAATGTCGTCCCAGCGGTTCTTTAGGTCGCGATGATCGTAAACGCGGTAAGTTACTCCTAGAGCCACTAAGTAGTCTTCTATCTGCGCTAAAGCTTGCAGGTCGCGTATGTCTTCTATAAAGTATTTGCCCGCGCCAAGTAAATTATCCCACAGCAACCGGAGCGAAGCTATTTGATCTTCTACATTATGGCTGCCGTCGTCAATAATGTAGTCGTATTTACCAATTTCTAATTCGAAGGGTTTAGTGGCGTCTAGCATTACCGCGTTGATCGGCAAAAAACTAGAATCTAATTTGCTTAGGTCTATGTCTAATCCCAAAATGTAAGAGTCGTCAAAGTATTCTTGCCACATAGCGAGAGAATGACCTTCCCAGACACCTATTTCTAAAAGACGAATACCGTTCGTTCGGGTCATTTCCTTTTCATAAATTTCGATGTAGGTATGAGCAGTACCCTTATCTCCACCGCCGTCCGGCGCAGAGTATTTGGTATAGATCTCGCCTAGAGTCAAATTAGCTTTTTCGTCCAAGTTTCAGGAGTCTTTTCGTTCACAATTTCCACCGGTAGGTGATACTCAAATGGTTTAGCGCCATTTAGCTTGATCCATTCGACCAGTTCCTCTAACCCTTCGCGCAGAGTAGTTTTGGTTTCGTAGCCCAAAAGCTTGCGTGCCTTATCGCTAGAGCAAAGCGCAATCGGAACTTCTTGCGGTCGCCCGGTCTTGTAAATCGGATCAAGATCGAATCCGATAATGTCAGCTAGTTCCTGCGCCAAGTAGTTGATTGTGACCTTTTCCTCGTCAGGTCCGATGTTGATTACCTGACCGACAGCTTCCGGTGACTCAAAAGCCACCATTAGAGGGTCGATAACATCTTGCACAAAGCTAAAGCAGCGCTTCTGCTCACCAGTTCCGTAAATAATCGGCTGATTACCCTGCAACATTCGGTTGATCATAATCGAAGCGACATTACGGAATGGATCGTCATACTTTTGACGCGCGCCAATAATGTTGTGTGGCACAAGAATTACCCACTCAAGTCCGTGAGTTTCGCAGATGTTACGGAGTAAGCTCTCGGCAGCAAGCTTCGCGATACCGTAGGGATCTTGTGGGCGAGCTTCGTCTGTTTCGTTAAAAAGTTTTCCGCCGTGATCGCCGTATCGTGCCATAGAAGACATCTGAATAAACTTCTTTGCGCCACCGCGCACAGCAGCCGTCACAGCGTTTACAGTAGCCATAACCGTATTGTCCACAACCAAGCTAGGACTAAAAACTGATAAGCCTTCGTAAGCCGTGCAAGCAGCGTGAATAACTAGATCTGCGCCGTCAAACACAGGTTGGATAGCTTCAAGGTCTTTTAGATCGCGCTCGTAAAACTGAATTCCGTCGGGAATGTTCGCGTATTCGCCACCGATAAGGTTGTCGATACCTTTGACTTTCCAGCCCTTAGCCAAAAAAGCGTCTGCGATGTGCGAGCCTAGAAAGCCAGCTACACCGGTGATAATTACAGTGCCCAATAGTTATTCCTTCTTCTGTCTAATGACCAATCCCAAGAGCCTTCTAGCTTGGTGTCAAAATAGTTTTGATTATCCGCGAAGGTTCGGTGGTTTGCCTGTGCCAACTTTGGATCGCTATTTATTGTAGAGCTGTTATCGTGAGTTACTGGTATGTCTAGGTAACTAATTGTTATTCCTGCTGACTCCGCACGCTTCATATAGTCGTTGTCTTCGAAATAAATTGGATACAAGTTTTCGTCAAACAAACCTATCCGGCGCACGGCTTCTTGACCAATGGCAAAGGTTTGCCAGTGAGGAAAGCTGCCGGTCAAGGTAACAGCGTCAAAGCTTGCGTCCGACAGTTTCTCTAAAGCACCGGGCAAGTAAACAGTGTCGGCAGAACTAAAAAACCAAACCGATTCGAAAGGGAAACATTTGATGCCTAAGTTCCAACTACCAGCGACACCTTGATTGGTTGGCATTGAAAGCACCGTCATTTTCTCTATGCATTCCGGCAGATCCAAGCAATCCATTCCTAAGCCATTGTCGATAATTAGCAAGTCTTCTATCGGATAGTCAATAGAGCTAACCATTCGTTGCAAAAGGTCGTACCGGTTTAGCACCGGCACTATCAGCTTCACTGTTCGATCTTCCGCAAAATCGGTAGCCAGTGCTTTTGCCATACCGCGTCAATGTCGAAGTTTGCAGCGAAGTCAATAGCCGTCTGGCTTCTGCCCTTACCCTTGTCGTAGGCTTCCTCTAGCGCCTTC